GGCCAAGGCCCAAGGCCAGACGCAGCATAAATCTCATCAACATCCTCTTGGCGTAGCTCTTCCGATATCCACCAGATGTCTGACTCAATCGCCGGTCTGGCCCTAAGCATCACACTCTCCTTGATCTCAACACATAGAAGCCCTCCACCTGTGCCTCCTGAAAGACACATGGCAGGTAGCTATCGTTCATCAGTTCGATCTTAACGCGGTCGTGACTGGCACTGATAGGGAACCTGAACTCCCCTGTTTCCAGCGGAACTTCACCAAGCTTGTTCTCTGACGAGCCCAACACACGGCCACTGAAGGGATACCTGTAGACGGTGCTCTCAGAGGGCCATACCTCAGCCCTGAAGTAGCCCGTCTTGGTGTACGAGAGGGACATCCTCCGAAGCTGGAACCTGCCCTCAGTGAGTGCCCTAGTGCCCTGCCCTGTCTGCTCTCTCATGAAGATCGTAGAGAAACGATACAGGAACGTGTAAGGGGTCCCAATGAAGAACTTCGTGAGGTGCTTCTTGACACGGAATATCCAGCGGTTCTGAACCTCGTCCAAGAAGGTCTCATAAGGAACAACGGTGCCTAGCTTGTAGGAGGCATCACCTTCCCACGCGACAATCTGAGAAGGCTCAAGGTGAGACTTCCAGATGGGCAACAGGATGTCCGTATAGCCCACTCCATCCTCGTCAGTGGTGTACGTGATGGACTCTGCAAGGGCGTCGTTAAAGCGCCTATCGAGGTGCACAACGAAATCCTGAGAGCCATCTGTACGACCAGCCTCAAGCGACATAACCTCCAGATAGAGGGCATCACGGGCTATGACGAGATAGAGGTCAGACCCAATGAACTCACACGACAAGATCGTTGAGCCAATCGGGAGCTTCCACTTTGACCAAGCACTCTGGAGCTTCTGTTGCCTGTCCCAGTAGAACTTATAGACATACAGAGCGTCCCGTTCAGCATCCGTCAGAGCGACTACAACATTCTCGTTGGTGGACGCTGCGAGGTGGAAGATGTTTCCAGGGATGTACCGAGGCACGTGGGCAGTCACATCAGCCGCATCATTGACGGACGTGTCTGAGTCCACGTAATACTCCCTCATGCCACTGAAGGGGCCACGAGACTGAGCGAAGTAGACGTTGCTCCCTGCTGCTACAGGCTTGGCTCTGAGATTGCACTCAAACTCTGTCGTCTGGTTGATGCTCACCGTCTTAGGGGTGAGGATATCCGTCTTGCCGAGTTTGAACTGAGTCTGCTCTGAGAACAGCAGAAGGGTCTCATCGAAAGGTATCGCAGCCTTCAGAATGGAGACCTTGACGTGGCTCGCTCCGACATCGATAGGGTCATCATCGAGCACCTGAAGGACACTCGCAGGGAAGAACCTCCAGAAGTCTGAGGCTGCGCTCATGATGACATTCTCATCACTCAGGAAGCCTAGACGTGCACGGTGGAAGAACACCTCGTTGATCGTACGACCCACGAAGGAGGGCCACGGAGCGGTCTCCAGGTCCCCTACAAGGCGTTCCTGATAGGGTCCCTGCTTGAACGTAAAGCTGCCATCAGCCTCTCGCACGAGGATGTGAGGCATGGTGCTCTTATCGAGCTTGTAAGGCTCACTGGCCTTGATAGTCTCAGCCCAGACACCCCCATTCGGGTTGTAGGTCTCAGCTCTGTAGCGAACGTAGTAGCCTTTGAAGGCATCATCGTTCGTACCAGTGATCTTGACGGTGAACCCTGGGACTGCCTTAGCAGGCAGGTCAGCAAACTTCTGGACCTCTGTGTTGACCAGCCGAAGTCCCTTATCACCGATAGAGTCACTGACAGCCACGTGCGAGAAAGGGATGCCGTTGGGCTTATAGACCCATACGGTAGACCCTAAGAGACCTACTGCATAACCGTTCTCAGCCGTGAGACCTGCATCAAGCATCTGCTGGACGATGCTTCCTGCAATGGTCGTGGTCTGGATAGAGTTCGCGTTGGCAGCAGCACTAGCGTCAAGGGTCGTTACGGTCCCTGTCTGACCATCCACCTCCCACTTGTAAGTGGACGAGTAGGCCCCCTGTTGAACCCATATGAGTATCTCAGGGAAGCGTGCTTCAGTGGTATCAGGGAGGCTCTGGACGGCGATGCTGTTGTTGACGATAAAGGTGTAGTCAGCGACAGTGACAGCCCTGAACTCCTCATTGGGATAGAGGGAGGTCAGATAGGATTTCCCATCAGGGAAGTTGACGGTCTTAGCGTTGCCCTGATAGTCGTGGACTAGGAGGTCACCGTCTTTGATCGTGATGATGTAGCGTTCGGCTTCATCTCGATTGGCAATGTGGATGAAGGCCCCTGAAGCTGTGCCATCCAAGAACCGGGCGACATGGCGCGTAGGGGGCCGTTTACGAAGTCCCTCCACAGCGCTGGGGTAGCCATTGAGTTGCTCTTCACATTGAGTGGCGAGCCTGAGTGAGGGGGGCTGCTGCGATACGCCATTGATCAGATTGGGGATAGAGGTAGAGACAAGGCTCATCGGTCAAGCACCCGAGCCACAGACCAGTTGTCAAAGATATTGGCGTCCCTGGTCTCAGCATCAGCAGACACGAGACGGTTCCACGCATCGTCAACATCCTTAGCCTGGAACTTATAGAGGGTCTCAGAGCCAACTCTGTCAGCCTGAAACTTCAATCCAGCCTTATGAGTGACGAAGGTTCTAGCAGCCTGAGGCAGGTCATCCCAATCGAGGCACTCAACGAGAGTGACAGTGATGTCCCTATCGAAGACGAAGGAGTTGGTCTTACGGTTGAAGAGACGCTTGCCACGTTGGATGACATCGATCTCCTCATCAGGCTCCATCGAGTCCACCTTAAGGGTGTTCTGAGGGAGTTGGATTTCGTTGCTGGGGAAGGACCTGGACAGCTTCAGGTTCTCCAAAGTGTTCCAGTGCCAGCCCCTCTCCTGAAGCTCACGAGAGACAGCCTCAAGGGTCTGGAGAGCCATCACAGCGTCCACACTTCCAGAGCTTGTGAGGGAGTTGATGGGGCTCTCACCGATGGCCCTCAGCATCGCATTGACAGCCATCAACTGTGTAGTGGGAATGAGGTCCATAGGTCCTTTCCTAGAAAAACGAAAAAAACCGGGGAGAGCACGAAGCCCTCACCCGGTGATTTACTTATTGCTTACGCTGAAGGGCTCGCCTTCGGCTACGCAGCCTTGATCTCGATGGCCGCCTCAGGACGCAGCACGCCATGACCGCAGGCGTACTTACCCACGAGCAGGGTGCTCTGACGACGAACCGTGTACTCCGACTCCATGCCGAGGTCGAGCAGCTTCACGGTGCCAACAGCCGACTTGTGGAAGACAACACCAACGGTCTTGGAGTAGTCACCCGCATAGCGGTTAGCAGTGCCCGCCTCAACGGTGCCGTTAGCGACCACAGTCGAGGGCACGTTGTTGCTCTTAACGATCTCAATACCGGCAACTCGGAGGACCTTACCATCCGAGTACGCACCAGCGCCACCCCAGTCCTTGTTGATGACCGTGGTGCTCTGCGCGAGAGCGTAATACTGCGCAGGACGCAGGAACACGCAACGACCATCCTCAGGGATGTTCTTCTCGTCAAGCGTCTGAGCCGCGGTAAACAGCGCCTTTGCCAACTTATTACCATCAGCCTCATCGCCAACAGCGCCGAGAGTGATGACAGAACCACCCGGAAGACCGGTGACAACGTTGGAGGCACGAGCGGCCTGGACGAGCACCTGCTGAATGTGCAGGTCCATCGTGCGGGACAGAGCCTCACCCATCTCGCGCGAATAGATCGAACGGATGTCGAAGTGGAGCATCGCCTCATCGATATTGGCGACGGACACGTCAGAGATGAGCAGGTCGTCAATCGGGATGATGACCTCAGCCTGATTGGTGCCCTGACCAGTGATCTCAGTACCAGGGGTATGGTAACGCGAGGTCACCAGACCGGTACGGGGGAACGAAGCGCTCTTGCCGTTGGAGATGGTACGGACCTGAGTCCGAGCGAGCGCGAGGTTGGCGCTATGGAACGCGGTCAGCACCTCACCGGCAAAGACCTTAAGGAAAAGCGCCTGAACGTCGCCCGAGCCATTGATCTGGCCAAGGCGGGTAACGGTATTATCAGCCATTTGTTGTAGAACTTCTCAGTGAATGTCAGGGAAAGTTGATTGCTTTCCGTGGAACACTCACAGGCACGCAGGGTTGTCCTCCCTCGTATCGTCCTCAGACGCACTACAGAGGGCCAAGCATTACGTGTGTTTGTTCGTGGATCGCGAGCCACCGCGTAACGACGCAGGTGTGGCTAATCTTTCCGGGGACATCAGAGAGAAGGTTTACGGGTACGTGGGGTTCTGACCCGGCCGTACCCGAGGTGAGGAGATAACCCTAACCCTCAAGGGAGATTTAGATCACCTCCCTTCAGGCGAGGAATAAGAGGACCTGTAATCCTCCCACATCGCGATCACCCGTTTGCCACATTGAGCCTTCTCAAGCTCACTGCGTCTGAGTTCCGTGATGAGGGCCATGACTTGCTTAGTCGTCATCGTCTTAGCTGTGGGTGCTGGGACGAGCCTCTCAAAGCACTGCTTCACATCCAAGGGGACCCCTGGAAGATCAACG